TTGCTGCATTAGTTCCCTTGCCTTGAGCACGGTAAACCATAGAGCCATAACGCAGTCTGTCTTGCCCCTAGTGTTAGGCTTCCAAGTTATTAACTGTTGAACTAATGCTTTAAGACCCTCTGAGTGGTCAGTAGATGCAATCTCAATAGTGTTGTTATTCTGGAACTTGCCATCCTTCTCAGTGCCCATGAGCATTGACATACCAGCCACACCAAAGTTTGAATCCCATTTGTTCTTGCTAGTAAAGTGAGATTCTAATCTGCATCCATACATACCAAGCCAGTTACGTAACTCATCATCTAAAGCATATGCTTTCTGATGTGCGTTAATCTCAACACGTAGTTCTTGTGGTCTGTACTTCTCAACTAATTCTTCTATAGTCTTTTGAATTTTTTGAGGAGTAGGCTCTGACATGTTTACACAGTCAAGAACATAAATCTTGCCATCTGCTCGGTTGTAGGTAGACACCACAAACGCGGCATTCCCGCCCATTGCGGGGTCGAACCCGATAATTGTATACCCCTCAATGTGCGAGGGATGTCCCACGGAACCCGCTTTCAGCGGTCCGCGTTTGCGTTGTCCGTTGATGCAACCTTGGACAAGCACTGGAGGAAATATAGAATCTTCTTGAACATCTTCTTGTTGGTACACCAACGCCCATGTTGATGGTGTGACTTCACTTCTTCTTTTAAATAGTGTTAAGCCGTCCCATTTTTGGAAGAGTCCTTCTTCGTCAGGAACGTCAGAATCCCCATCCCACGGAGAGTCCGACCTAGGCCAGAGCGTTTCCCAATCTTTCGGTTTTTCTGAATATTCCAAAACAGCAGGCATGCCCATATAAGTAAAAGGGCTTTTACCACCAGACCAGTGTTTCGTCTCGCGGAGTTCTTTGTAGAAGTCTTGTGGTGCAATTCGTGTCCCTACGATTAATAACTTACCGTTCTTACCCAAACGGGTAATAACTTCTTTTTGTAACCAGTTGATTTGCTTTTCCCATTCATGGGCGTTAGCCGTAGTGATGCAGTCATCAAGAATGATGAGGTCAGCACGTGCTCCATAAATCTGCCCACCCATACCAAGCGCTTGGATGGTGGGGTCTTTCTCTGATGAATTTCGGGCATCGCCCCCAAGATAAACGGTATCAACTCGCCAAGTATCTGAGTCTTCCTTCCAACCACCTTCGGGGCCAAAAGTTGTTTGCAACTTTAACCAGCGTGGATGGGAGAGTCTCTGCTTGATTGCGTACACGAACTCGCGTGCTTTGATTAGCGTTTTGGAAACCACAATGATGCGGATATTTGGATTGAGGGCAATGCGATATGTGGAGTAGTTTACGGTGATGACCGTACTCTTAGCGTGCTCAGGTGGCACATTGATTAAGAGACGTGAGGGGTCACCAGGTTCATAAACCATACTAGGGTGAAGCCATGACGGCTCCCTATCCTCTAGTAAGTCAATCCAATCCAAGTGGTGAGGGAATACCCTCTGCTGTAAAAAAATTTCAGAGAACCTAGGAAAGTCTATCTCTTCCTTAGGGATACCCAAAGAAGCAAGGGAGGCATCCTTTGCGGTTGCTTTGGCCTCAGTTAGGTCAGCGGCAAACTTCTTATCCCTCAGGCACCAGATTCTCACGGTGTCGGGCTTCTTGTTACATAACTCCATAGCCTTATGGACAGAGTGTCCTTCGGACACCAAGGCTAGAACTTTAGCCTTTGCTGCTGCCATAGCCAGTGTTTTGGGGTTAGTACCCCCTTTGTCAAAACTCATAGTCCTGTCCCGTTTTCATTCAGTTACTGTCAGTTAGTAACAGGTAGTAGATACAGTCTGTAACGCAAGTTCCTGAAGAACTTGCTACTGTCAGAAATAAAACAGTCTCTATATAGTATAATCCGTTCAAACAGCCAAAACGAACGTTTTTGGCCAAAAAAATATTTTGGCCCTGCCCAAAACTATTACAAAATAGGACAAACTGGGACAGTAGCAGGGGAGATACATTGTACGGGAAAATCTTTGTTGTAGATACATATACTACTTCTACTCTCCATTAAGCATACTGGGGTCAATACGCGTTGACCCTAGACCGTTACAGCCGTCTATCATACAGTATAGAAGCGTGCTGGACGGAGAACAGTCTTCGGCGCAGTAATCACCTATCTGGCGCCTCAGTTAATGTTTAGTTTTTGTGTCAGCCATTCATTCCTTGTCAAGCGGAAAGACTGCTTGACAATTCCCTTCTGGCAGATGTGTCTGGTTTTTGTAATCAGAATGTATCTGGTTACCGCATGGGATTTTCCCCTGCGCTTAGTGCTAGGGGAAAAGTCCCCTAGTGAAAAGGAGATAGTAACATGAATAAGTTCTCATTTGAGAATGCCCGTGTTAACAAAGTCTGGGATAACAAGAACCGTTTCAATCTTGGTATCCTTGACAGCAGAGCAGTTGCTCAACCAGACGGTTCCTACCAATCCGTCTTCGTTGCTTCACGCATCCTCACCACCAATAACCCTGACCACCTTGAGTTCATCCGCAAAAACCTTGTGGACACAACTGACGCAGTGGTCAATATCAGTGGCTATATGGAAACCAAGGCTGGCAAAAAGCCTGGCACTTGGTATGACAACCTAGTAATCACCGATATCGTTCTGGCTAAATAAGCCAGCCGATGACATCATTTGCTTTGTCATCATCTACGCAATCTTTCTCTTGCTCCCATGAGAATCCAGCCACTCAGTTGGATTCTCGTGAGGAGTATTGCGTTGAATGTAATCTACAGCAAGAAGGTTCTAGTTGCGAATCAGCACTAAACCTTCACGAGATTAATAGGAGTGAGCAGGAGTCAGAACCTGCTCTATCTATAGATACACCTGACGAGAAAGGATATGGCCATCAATGGACTAACCGTGATGGCGAATACCTAGAAGGTGTATACGACATAACCAATCGTCTTCCCAGTTGGTTATTCCTTGGCAAACATGTCTTCCCTATGTTTGAACCAGATGAGATGACTGCTTATCTGGCTCTTCCATCATGGGCTACGATTTGTAGCACATGCCATTATCAAATTAATAGATATATGGGATGTCTAAATTGTGAAGTATGTATTACAACATACTCATGGTCTGGCATACCATTTAACTATAAATTGGTATAACAACAGGCAAGGTGGGGTTAATGCCTCACCTTGCCACCAAAAATTTTTTTATTTAACGGGACCGCAAAGTAGGTTCATTGGATAACTACGAGTCGAACAGGAGATAGCAGATGTATCTAGATGTAGGAACTCTAATAGGTATTATGATAGCACTAGTAGGCAGCATACTTGCAATTGCCTACTCAATCTATATAATCAGACTACAAGACCAGCACATTGAACGCTTAACTAGAAATAACTACAACAGAACTAGGAGAGAAACAAATGCGTAGTCAATCAGAACTATTAAAAATTAAAGAAGCATTTGCCCTTGCTATGCTTGACCTACTAGATGTATATGATGAACTACTAGCCACAGGCAGGGTATGGGTAGCAGATGAACCAACAGTTAATGACATTCAAAAGAATAAGGATGAGTCCAATGCTTGACGAAGACAGTATGTATCGTTGTGACTTACCAGTATATGTTACATTGACTGATGCTAGGATTGAACCAGCAAAAATAATTAAAGATAAAATGCCTATATATAAAACAAAACTTTATATAGAATTTTGGGGAGCAATATTTCCTAGCAAACTTATGCAATGGACTGAGCGTAAAGAAATTACATATACAATTACGCCTGCAATAGCCAACAAAGAGTTAGTTAATTATATAATTCCTAAAGGAGAGTTGTGTAATTGTTCATTACATACAAAGGAGGAATCCAATGCTTGATGAAGATACCCCAGTATGGGAGCATACCGTGTGGATTATGGCCAAAGTTAGGTGCCGAACTACACATATAAATATAGATACAGCAGGTGATGAAGCCCTTGATGACCCATCAGAATGGTATGTGTTAGAGTTTGATAAGGGTATCAAGCATAGCCAAGAGATTGTAAGGGTGAAATGATTGAACAATTCATTGCAAGTTCATACCTCACACCATCACAATCCTGGACATTCTTACTACTCTTTGGATATATCACATGGAGGTTCATTAAATGAAGAGATTGTTAGCAGGGTATTTAAGTTGGCTACTAGCGTTCTTATCAGCACCATTCTTTCCCAGTCCAGCATACGCAGCAGCAGTGGCAACACAATTGCAAGCCAACTGTATAGACATATCTACCTGGACACCACGCATGGCAAAAGCATACGCCAGAGCCTTGATGCAATGGGAATACCCACATTGGAACAAGTCTGAATACACAGCACTAGTAAAACTTTGGGGTAAAGAATCAGCCTGGAAACACACAGCAAATAACCCTGAGTCTACTGCTGGTGGTATCCCACAAATTTTAGGGCTTGACCCTAAGACACCAGCCCCGCTTCAGATTGAGCGGGGGCTGGCGTACATAAAGCACCGCTACGAAAAACCATCAGTTGCTTGGGCCCATTGGCGAAGCAAAGGATGGTACTAGATTTCTACGAGAGATGCAGGCCTAGCCAGCGTAATCGTAGATTCGCAATGAGTTACTAATGTTTGTGCGTTTTCATAGTCGCCTCTTTCCATTAGTAATTCTTTTTGAGATGGGTGGTCCCGCCATCTGCGGACACGGGACACTAACCAACAAACAAAGGAGATATACATGCCAAAAGGAAATGGCAGGACAATCAACGTAAAGTTACCAACAGCAAAGGTAATCACTGCGTTACAGCAAGCACTAGCCAAGTTAGAACTTGACTACACATCACAAGATGAAGCCGAAGCAAAGTATCAAAAGGCTGCAGAAAAATGGCGTAAAGATATTCAAAAATGGGCCATTGATAATTTCTCTAGAGCAAAAGATATTAGAACTAACTATCGTACGTGGAACTCAACACTTAATGTTGACTTTGATATAGTGACAAGTGAAACTGATTTTCCCACTGAACCAGAACGTGACTTTGAAACAATGAATGTTCATAGTTATCGTGAGATGAAAGAAGAAATATCAAATGCTATTCGTATTCTTCAACTAACAGATGAAGAAACAGTATCAACATCTACATACAATTCAATAGCGAGATATCTATAGCAGGTCGGGCGTCTGCCAATAGGGGCAGGACGCCCTCTAATAAAGGAGATAAAATGCTAGACAGTAATGTAATAGAATCAATTCGTGAAGAAGTTAAATCCGAGTTGATTAAACAAGAAGGGATGTATAATCCCAATGACCGCGATACTAATGTTCGTATTGTTGAGAACATTCGTAAAGCAATCAATGAGTTGGCAGATGGAACCATACCATCAGCCCAACACATAGCAGAAGTAGCCATTGCTACTAATGAGAACCTACAAATCCGTGACTTCATCATGGGTGTACAACAAGAAATAAATATAAACTATGTAGGTGAATACATTGCATTACTTGGTAATGTTATTGTTAAAGATAAAGCAATACCATTAGCCACAGTATTTTCTGGTTATCTATATCAAATTGAAAAAGTAGATGAAGCCAAGGCTATGATAGATGAAGTATTAAATATCAAACCAGATTATCCTTTAGCAGGATTACTTAACAGAGTATACCTAGCAAAATGGGAACCTAGTGAGTTTGGTAAGATGGCACAAACACTACACTCTAAGGTTGTTGATACTATTTACGCAATAGATATTGAAGAAGTAAACAATGACAACTGATACTCTCATACACGGAGCCGTACGCAAAAGCGCATGGCATAAAGCAGGTGTAGCGGTAGAAGCCACATCAGCCAGTGAAGTAGCCAGTCAAGCAGGATTAGACTGGACAGTTTCACTACATGATATAACTGCAACCTATACAACTCCAGGTGAGAATGGTATGGATATGGTTAAAGATTATATCCCAATTGAAAATAAAAAAGCGGTTATCAAGACAGACCCATATGGTCAGACATCAGCCATTGGTGTAGTAGGTAATCGCTACAAAGTATTTCAGAATGCTGAAATCTTTGGAGCACTAGATAACTTAATTGATTCTGGTGGTATGAGATATGCAGCAGCAGGTGAGTATGATGGCGGTGGTAAAGTCTGGATGTTGATGGAAACTCCAATGGAAATGACTATCGCCAATGACCCACACGCTGCATTCTTACTGGCCAAAACTAGCCACGATGGTAGTAGTTCAATAATCATCAGACCAATCATTGAGCGTTTGTTTTGTATGAATCAAATCAATAAGATATACAAAGGCAAGAACAAGTATACTTATCAGTTAAGCCATACAACTAACGCTCAGTTATCTATATCAGAGATTAGAAATATTATTCAACTAAGTTATGATATGGCTACTGATTACACAGCACTAGCAGATACATTACTTAGCAAAGAGGCTAGCCACGAGCACGCAAAGAATTATTTCAAACGTGTGTTTCCATTACCTACCAAGATAGAAGAAGTTAGATACGACCTTCTATCTACAGGTGAGAAGAAACAATATACTCGTGCTATCCAAGCCAGAGAAACAGCATTCAATATCTATGCTGCCTCTCCTACACAGGAGAACATACGAGGCACAGAGTTTGGTATGTGGCAAGCAGTTATAGAATGGGCTGACTACAATGCAAAGGGTAAGAACTTAGCATTGCGTGCCATCTCAGGTGCTAGTGATAACATCAAGACTAGAGCATTAGAATTGCTTGGTGTCTAATGAATGATATAGAGTTTGACATTAATCAAATAAAATTATCACCATTACCAACACGAAATTATGCAAAAGCAAAATATGATTCAGTTCAAAAACTTATTGCTAATCATCGTGAAGAATTTACAGAAATTTTTACAGCAGAAAAAATGAAGTATGGTATTAGAAGTAGACCTACAGTTGCTGCTGAAAAAATTGCAAAGTTAGAAGCAATTATTAATCAATTAAAACTACAACATAATATAGAACAACAAAAGGAGAATGGATAATGGGTGGTAATTTTGCACAAGATTTAGCATTATCAACCATACCTTTAGACCAACAGATAGCAATGCACTTGCAAGGTAATCATTACCCACCAGTGCCATTGACAATGTTGCAACCTTGCTTGTATGCTATAGAGGCTTGCAATGAAGAGAACTACAACAGACAAATAGAACTACCTAAAGGTGTTCTCTGGCGTGGCCAGAGTACTGCGCCTGCCCACGCCATTGTGGAAGGGCACCACCTTGAGTCGTGGTTACTACAAGAACAGGAGATAGAATGACAATGTACTACACGGAACTAGATGGTGCTGAACCAACAGTATCTACTCAGGTAGGTGGTGTTAAATACACCTTTACTAATGACTCACTTACTAGATTAATAGAAGAAAAAGAACAACTTAAAATAGAACTAGCACAAGTTGAACGCAAGTTCAAGAGTGCCAGGTTTGATGTACGAGAGTTCTTTCAGGCTAGATATGAAACAGATAGCAATGAAATCCTGGCTGAAGTAGATGATGTTAATTGCCTGCTTGTTAATATAGGCAGCGAAGAATTAACTAAATCATGGTCAGCAACAGTCACTATCACAGCCACAGTTACAGGCATAGAAGCACCTAATGCAGAAGCAGCAGAACAGATTCTCGATGATGCTTTTGAAATCAACCTAACAGTTGATGGTGATGTATGGGTTGACGCCATTACAGTAGAAGGCGTTCATCCTGAAGCCTAGTGTGATATACTAAGTCTTGGGTGCCCTGATTTCGGCTATCTCCTTTCTCAGGGCAACCCATAAAGGAGAGTAATGGCAAAAGTAGAAATAGAAAGAGATAGATACGGCAGACCATTAGTAGTACCACCAACAGGTGGTAAGCCAGTAGCCTATACACGGGCAACTACAATTGCCAATTCATTAGATGATGCATCAGCATTAGTAGCATGGAAAATGCGGATGGCAGCAATAGGTTTAACCACACGGCCAGACATATTGCTATCTATTAGTGCAGCACAAGAAGATAAGATGGCAGTTAACTCTTTGATTGAATCCGCTATGGAAGTAGCAGGTGCAAACAAAGCAGCGAACATAGGCACAGCCATACACGCACTAGCAGAACGATTAGATTTAGGACAAGACTTAGGTGTCGTACCACCACAGTGGATACCAGACATCAAGGCGTATGAAGAAGCAACTAAGATTCTCAACAATAAGTTCATTGAACAGTTCAGTGTGCTAGATAAATACAAGATTGCTGGTACACCAGACAGACTTGTTGAGTATAACGGTGAGTTATTTATTGCTGATATTAAGACAGGTCGAATAGACCATCCTAATAACATAGCAATACAGTTAGCAATTTATGCTAACGGCTTGCCGTACGATGGTGCTACGGCAACCCGTAGTACATGGGGAGATGTAAACAAAGACAAGGCAATCATTATCCATTTACCTGCAGGAACTGGCACATGTAAGTTAGTGTGGGTAGATATTAAAGAAGGCTATAAAGGTTTACAATTATCCATGAAAGCAAGAAAATGGAGAGACCAAAAAGGTCTTTCTTATTCATTCGAACAGGAGAACAAATAGTGTCTCACTCAGAAGCACCAATCAGTATCACAATCAAAACACCATCAGGTAGTTTAGTAACAGTCCGTGCAGGTAGCGGAGAAGAACTAGACCAAGTGGTTGCAACAGGATTAGCAGCCATCACATCAGCCACAACAGAACTAGAACAAGCAATTCGTGGCACAGTACCAGCACCTATGACAGTAGGGACAATTGCATCAGCACTAGGCGCAAGCATTTCACCAATGGATAATTCAACTGCAACGCTTAGTGGACGCAACTGCCCACATGGAAAAATGACTGCCATTCAAGGCACTGGTAAAGATGGCTCAATGTATCGTGGTTACTTTTGTGGTGCACCCAAAGGTGCCTTTGATAAATGCAAGAATGTTTATCTAAAGACAACAGACGCAGCATGGAGCACCTTCGTAGCAGAACAGGTTAAGTGAAAACCCTTAGACGCTCAATCAGTAAAGCAGAAGTGGGGGGCGAACCATTGCCCCCTGCTTTCCAAGCATTTGAAAGAGCGGGAATCATACTACGCAGAGCAGAGGTAACAGTAATAGCAGGCACCCCAGGTGCGGGCAAGTCATCAATTGCATTAGCAATTGCTGCTAGAACTAAACTACCAACGCTTTACTTCAGCGCAGATACCAATGCACATACTATGGCTATGCGTTTGATAGCAATGGCTGGCAACATGAGCCAGCAATCAGCAGAACAACTACTAAAGAAAGACCCAGACAAAGCAAATGAAATACTATTACTAAACAATCATTTGTTTTGGTCATTTGAATCTACACCTACACTAAAAGATTTAGATGAAGAAGTATCTGCATTTGAAACAGTATGGGGCAGAAGCCCTACACTTATAGTTGTAGATAATCTTATGGACATAGCAATGGATGGACACGAAGAGTTCCAAGGTATGCGTGCTGCAATGAAAGAACTTAAGTATCTAGCCAGAGATACCAATGCTGCCGTGTTAGTACTACACCATACCAAAGAAGGATTTGAAGGTTATCCATGCCAATCACGTTCATCTATCCAAGGATTAGTTAATCAAATACCAGCAATGGTATTAACTATTGGTCAAATGAAACAAGGAGATGACAACTTTTTGTGTGTAGCCCCAGTTAAAAATCGTTATGGTAAGGCAGACCAAACAGGTAATAACTATGTTACATTGTCATTCAATCCAGAATCTATGCATCTAAATGATGTTATGATTAGATACACAGCACAACAGGAATTAATATGAGTAATCCAGCCAAGGCTAAAGGCAGTAGAGCCGAGGCAGATGTTGTAAAGTGGCTTAAAATCAATGGTTTTCCCTATGCTGACAGGCGAATAGCAGGTGCCCAACTAGACAAAGGAGACATCAGTGGTGTTAACGGAGTAACAATAGAAGTTAAAGACCACTATCGTTTAGATTTATCTACATGGATAAAAGAATTAGAAATAGAAATGAAAAATGACAAAGCATGGACAGGCACAGTACTACACAAACGCAGAGGCAAAGGAGATGTAGGAGAATGGTACGCAACAATGCCAGCAAAAATATGGATAGAATTAATTAGGAAGATTAATGGACAAACATGATATCGTTGCCTATCTAAGTTACATAGGCGCCACCCTGCCAGCGGAGGGGCATGGTTGGCGCAAAATGCGTTGTCCTTTTCATGGTGATAAGCATGCATCAGCAGCACTTAATTTTGAAGATAAAAGATTTAAATGTTTTGGTTGTGAAGTACAAGGTGATGTGTATGATTTAATTATATATAAACAAGGAGGTAATTACAGTGAGGCTATCAAATTCGCAGAGAGCATTTCTCTTACAGGCAACAGAACAATACGCTCAACACATTCATCTAGCGGAGGAGTACCTTTTAACCCGTCATCTCTCGGTAGACGAAGCAAAAAAGTTTCACTTGGGGATAGTGAAGGACGCTCTTCCAGGACACGAGAGTTATAAAGGCAGGCTAGCCATACCATACATCACACCATCAGGTGTGGTAGATATTAGATTCCGAACTCTTAATAACAATCCAGATGAACCCAAGTATATGGGTATACCTGGTGCTAAAACTACAATGTTTAATGCACAGACAGTACTAACTGCTGGCAATTATATATGTGTAACCGAAGGTGAGTTAGATACAATAATCTTAGAAGCCAAGACAACACACTCATCTATAGGTATACCTGGAGTTAACAATTGGAAACCTTATTACAGTAAAATACTAGATGACTTTGAAACAGTAATTGTGTTAGCAGACGGAGACAATGCTGGCTTAGAGTTTGGTAAGAAACTAAGTAGAGAACTACCTAATGTTAATCTAATGCAAATGCCAGAAGGGCATGATGTTAACAGCATCATAGTACAGGAAGGAAAGGAATGGATAGATGAGCGAATCAGAAAATGTTTGGGAAAATGATGAAGACTTCTGGAATTTTGTAGGAGAAAATAAAAGATTAGTTGGCTTACAAATATCTGATGGGCAAGGATTAGATATACTTAATGCATTGAGAGATATATATGTAACAATAGAAGAAGACCCAGAGAGTGCATTGAAAATGCTTACGCTACTAGCCACAGTTATATATGCAAGTAGCATAGGAGAAGGCCAACAATTTACTGATGAGATACAAGTAGCCTCAGCCATGGAACAGTTTGACTCTAGTATGAAGGAGATGTTAAGTGAAGAACCCAAGTGATGTAGATACAATTCTTAATGAGTTGCGTAGTATTATGATGAAAAAGCAGGAGGATTACGGTCCGTTAAATATTGCCCTCGCTCCTGGCGGGGCAATGAATGGGCTGCGTGTTAGGATGTATGACAAACTAGCCCGTCTAAATAACATGGCTAATAAGGACGCCACGCCCAACTATGAATCTATTGAAGATACTCTTATAGACCTGGCTAACTATGCCATAATAGGACTATTGGTGCAAAGAGGACAGTGGGAAGGCATAGAATAATGTTAAAGATTAGAAACCCATTTTACTTTACAGAAGGCAAACCTTCAGATGTAATTCAGGTGTCTTGCTATAGATGTTCTAGAGAATTTTTTGTGTATCGTGTAAATCTAAGAGCAAGTAATTATTGTACGGGTTGTAAATAGATTGAAAAAAGATGCATGGGTAGATGAATATAGTTTGCTTGTCTCTACTCTTGCATCTGAATACTATAAAAAATATCCAGTTACAGAACCAGAAGATATAAAACAAGTACTATGGGTATGGTTCCTTACACATCCAGTTAAATACACAGAATGGTCTAAGTTACCAACCAAAGATAAAGAAAGATTAATTGCTAGGTCATTACGCAATGCAGCACTTAAATATTGTGAACAAGAAAAAGCCCGCAAAGTTGGGTATGACATATCAGATTTATATTACTACGACCCATCAGTTATAGAAGCATTCCTTCCATCTATCATAGGCAATACCTATGAGATACCTAATAAAATTAAAGACCTTAACTTTAAGTTTGGTAAATCAGGTGAAGTAACAGATGGTAATAACTGGTTAGTTCTACGGTCAGACATAGAAAAAGCATTTAACAAGTTAGCAGAGGCTAAACAAAATATTTTAAGAATTAAATTTAGTGTAGAGAACTACGAGTGGAGTGACTTAGGTAAAGAACTTAATACTTCTGCTGATGGTGCACGCATGAAAGTTAATCGAGCAATATCTTCTTTAATAAAAATACTAGGCGGATGGCGAACATACAGTGAGCCAGATGTTATAGAAACTAAAGAAGAAGGCGAAGAGCATGAGTGAAAAACCTAAAGATATAAGAGAGTTGCTTAACAAAAAAGACTATAGCAAGTCAATGGACCTAAGAGGTAATCCAATAGGAGATGTATGTATATGTGGTTCAGAATTATTTATTGCTATAGTAGCCTTTGAACAAGGAGAAATATGTTTTTACTTCTTAGATGGCGAGTGTGCTGATTGCGGTTCTCTTGTTACTCTATCTACACCACTAGACGAATATGGATTGGATTCTGACTAATGCCTTACTATGATTTTGAATGTAAAGTATGTACTAAAATTATGGAAACTAATGACCCTACTCCACCACCTTGCACCTCTTGTGGTAACACAATGGTTCGTGTATGGTCTCCTATACCAACGCACTTCAAAGGAAGTGGCTTTTATTCTACGGGGGGCTAGTGAAATTTAGTGATACTCCAGCATGTAATGGTATTGATGTAGAAGTATTTTTTACTGAAGAGAAAGGTCATTACCCTGCGCTTGATTATATAAAAAAAATATGTAACACTTGCCCAGTACGAACTGAATGCTTTGACTATGCAATTGACAACCTAGTCCACGGATTGTGGGCAGGAACTACTAAAGATGAAAGGGATAAGTACAGAAGTAAACACGGAATAGTTGGTAAAACAGTTGTTCCAATGTCTGTATTTGACGATGTCTACTATAGTAAACCTGAGTAAAGATGAAGTAAGAGTTTGCACTCTACTAGCAGTAGAACGCTGGCTTACTAAGTTTGGTTCTAAAGATAAACCTAACTACGCACAAGGTAAATTAGACGGTAAATTAGAGCCAGAAATAAATGCAAACATACGGGCTAATGTATGTGAATGGGCGGTGGCAAAGCAATACAACTTAGGATGGAATACACCTTGGTATCCAAATGCTTTGCACACTAAACGATATCCAATATCTGATGTAGGAAATAACATAGAGGTTAGGTCTATTAGAACTCAGACTAGTATTCCTTTTTGGGGTAAAGATAAAGGTAGAATTATTATTGGAACTAAATGTTTAGACACAGAATATTATTCTGAGGTAGAAATTTTTGGCTACATAAAGCCAGAACAATTTACTAAAGAAGAATACTATGACAGTTATATAAATGGATGGCGTGTACCTATAACAGAATTTAGGGAGTATGATATCAAATGAAACACAATGAATTGCTTGACAAAATAACTAACCGTACAGAGTTAGAGGATTGCTGGATGGCTTTGCGTAAGGTAGTGGAATTGTATAAGATGTGTTGTGATTTAGAAGAATTATGCCTTGAGTGCAACCCTAATGTGCCTTGGCCTTGCCCAACTATTCAGGCTATTGAGAAGGAGTTACAATAATGTCAAAACTATCTGACTTTGATTTAGACTTATCAGTTGGGCACGAAGGCGAGTCCCTTGTTAATCAACTACTAACTAATGGCAAGACCATTGAGGTTAAGACAGACCTTAAGTGGAAGAACACTGGTAACTTATATATAGAAACTGTATGTTGGTCTCACAATAATAGTGAGTGGTATCCATCTGGTATCTCAGCCACTAAGGCTGAGTACTGGGCATTTGTATTAGAAGGAACTGTATTGATAGTTCCAATAGAACATCTACGACACGCTATTACTTTGTATGGACACCCTATTACCTGTAATATAGAGCCTAACCCTAGCAAGGGCTACTTAATTCAGCCAGAAAGAATCCTCCAAGTGGTTAAAGAGTTATCTAAGTAGAGGGGAACTGCTTAGAAAACAAAAAAAGACCCCCTGGTCCTAGTATAACTACTAGTCAGGGGGTTCTTCTTGTCTATAAAGGGCGTTTAAAGCCCAATTAGGGGTATTTATTTAGAGCCAATACCGTATTCTTTTTCAGTCTTATCAGCCCATTTAGCCAACGGTGCGGCTATTGCGCCTACTAAGATTGCTTGTTCAGGTGCTAGGTCAGCAGCAAGGGCTAGGCCCATAGTAATTGCTGATGCTAGTACTGCCCGAAGGTAAGACTTGAAAGCAGCCTTAGTCTTTGGGTTTTTTAATTTAGCGATTAAATTATTCATAACCATCCTTAAGGGCGAGCAACGCCCATTACTAGGGAGTAAGCACGTTTCTTTAGAAACACACCATCTCCGTTTGATTGACTGCCCTTATTATCCCCTGAGGTATTACCCTCATAAACCATAAGGTATTTCTTTCCATCGTTACTAGCACAGATACCAACGTGGTCAGCCTCTGCATCAGAATCGAACTGGAAGAAAACTATATCACCTGCTTGTGCCTTACCAACTGGGACACTCTTACCTTTACTTGCAAACCATTTAAGTCCTGCTTGACAGGAAGCAAATCCCTTTTTAGTTTGGGCTGCTACCTTAGGTGCTAGTCCTGCTTGGTCAAAGCACCAAGATACAAACATTGCACACCAAGGGTTATTGTTTAAC